GAAGCATGAGCGAAACTGTTTTGATTTGAAGCCGCTAGACATATCGAAGGAAGAGAAGTTCAGCAGGTTGGACGATCCATTCAACGAAAACACTTGGGACGACAAGGCAATCATTGACGATTAGAACCTGCACGAATTGTGGCCTGAAGTTTTTGACCGAAGGCCAAGAAAAGGTTTGTGGACAAATCTGCTTAGACGAACAGAAAGCCAAGCACACCAAGCCTCAGTGTGTGATTTGCGGCAAGAAATTTAATCGCAAGTCCAGTAGTCACAAGACTTGTAGCCACAATTGTGGCTATGAGCTGAAAAAACAAAACGCTGCACGTTATCGCGACAAAGTCAGAAAGCCGAAAGTCAAGATCGCCTGCGAGCGATGCAGCAAACTGTTTTTACCCACTCGCAAAGATCAGCGGTTTTGTGGATCTAGGTGCTACAACCAGCACTACAAGAGAACCGTAATCGTTGATCCAAGACCATGCGTTGAGTGTGGTGAGGTCTTCCAGCCTAGAACTGAGCGCAACATTTTATGTAGTCAGGAATGTCGTTATATCAACGACAAAAGACGAGCCTACGTCAGAGGAACCATTCCTCGAATGCCTGGGACTTTGAAACCCAAAGAATGCGAGGTTTGCCAGAAGACGTTTCAACCAAAAGCCGGAAGCCAGAAGTATTGCTCGCCTACCTGCAACGGTTTGGTTCACCTTAAAAGAAACCGTTCAAGGCTCGACCACAATCGACTTCTTAAATGCTGGATTTGTAAAACCGAATTCAAGCCAGTGACGAGCAAAAGCCGAGCAAAGTTTTGTTCTGCTGAATGCCGCAAAGTCCACTTTGGAAATAAGGCTGCTGAGAAAAGAGAAGAGCTAGAGATTGAGGCGAAGAAACAAGTTGAGGTCAAAGAGAAGTGGAACAACGCTTCAGTCACCTCGACAGAAGTTCCGGCTGATTCACTTTTTCCAGAAGAGATTCTGGCGTTCATCAATCGTGGTGGACAAATCACGCAATACATCAATCCAGTCTGGGTGCAAGGCTCTCAGCCTTCTGAATATGAGGATGATTTTATAACAGATTAAGCCTTCTGGTTTTCCGGTTTGGGCGTCCTCCCTAAACAAAAGCCCACTTCATGTACCGGAGCAAGCGATACAGCTTATCTTGGAAGCTAAAGCTGGCTGGAAGGCGCGAATTAAAGAGAAGAATGAACATAATTGTTGATAAAGAATTTGAGTCACTGATTCCACCATTGTCTGAAGAAGAACGGACACAGCTAGAGCAGAATCTAATTGAACATGGTGGCGCTAGAGATCCATTGGTTGTTTGGCCTATGGCTGAATGGAAACCAGAAGGTGCAATAACGACTTTGCGATATGACGAAGCAAATAAAACTGATGCGCCTGAATGGGACAATCCTTATCGACAGATAATCTCATGGGAAAGCGATGATGAAGATGAAGAATATTACGAATATTACGAAGATGAATGGCCTAAAATTCTTTTAGATGGGCATAACCGATATGAAATCTGCACAAGACTAAACCTAGATTATGAAACTTGTGAGCTAGAATTTGATTCGAGAGAAGAGGCAAAGGACTGGATTGATAAAAATCAGCTAGGAAGAAGAAATCTAAATCCTGACGCTTTCACCATGCTATTAGGCAGACGTTATAACAGATTAAAGAAAAATGTTGGCAAGCCTTCAGCGTCTAATGAGGAAAAGTTTTCCTCATTAAGGCAGAGAACTTCTGAAATTTTAGCAAAAGAGCATGGTGTTACAGATAGGACTGTTAGAACTGCTGGACAGTTTGCGGAATCCGTTGAAAAGCTAAAATCAATTGATTCAGAAATTGAAGAAAAGGTAAATCGCGGAATTGCACAACCTAAAAGAGCAATAATGAAAGCCGCAAAGCTTTTAGAAAATAAACCAGAGGAATCATTAAAAATCCTTTCTGGCGCAAAGAAAATGTCTGAGGTTATTCAGGAAGAAAAGAAAGAAGAACTTGCTAAGAATCTTAAAGAAGTCGCTGCGCGAGAAGCAATTGAACCAACCGGATTGTATGACGTCATTGTAATTGACCCACCTTGGCCCATGACAAAAATTGAAAGAGATCTAGCGCCAAACCAAGTTGGCTTTGATTATCCAACAATGGCTGAAGAGCAAATGGCAAATCTTCAGATTCCTGCTGATGATAATTGCCATGTCTGGCTTTGGACAACTCACAAATTCTTACCAATGGCTTTTCGGCTTCTTGACACTTGGAAGCTGAAATATGTCTGCTGCTTTACCTGGCACAAGCCAGGCGGTTTTCAGCCATTTAACCTTCCACAATACAACTGTGAGTTTGCACTTTACGCAAGGAAAGGTGCACCCCAATTCCTAGAAACAAAAAGTTTTCCTGTTTGCTTTGAAGCACCGAGGAGTGGTCATAGCGCCAAGCCTCAAGCATTCTATGATTTTATAAACCGTGTAACAGGAGGTAGACGACTAGATATGTTTAACCGTAGAGCAATTGAAGGCTTTGACGTATGGGGCAAAGAAGCCAGCAACTTGAAATAGAATACTATTATTACGAAGACAGCTTGCCAACCTGGAAAGAAGAAAAGAAATTTGCTGACCAGTTTAATAATCAAATTATTGAACTTTTAAACAAGCACATCGGTAAAATTTCATTGCAAGTTGCGTCTGTTGACGACGATCAAACGCTAGCTACTGATTTTATTTTTAAAGAAATAAGAATTGGTTGCCGGATTCGCAGAATTGACGCTTTGCAGTATAAGCATCAATTCACAATAAGAACGCACTCTAAAGATGGAACTTCTAACAACTCTGAACTTTACAAATTATGCACAAAAACCAGAACAGCAGATTATCTGTTTTATGGATTTGGAAACGAGATAACAAAAGTGCTAGAGCATTGGTTTATTGGGGATATGCGTATATTTAGGCAAGAAATGTTAAGGCAAAGTTGCTTTAGTTTTGGACGTTCAATTCCAAACTTTGATGGAACAAAGTTCTTAGCTTTTGACCTAAACGACTTCCCACCTGAATTTATAATTGCAAAAGGTGAATTATGAACGAAAAAAACCTAATCGTGCAAGTGGCACAACAGTGCCAGGTAAAGCCGGAAGAGCTGCAAGAAGTCTTGTCAAAAACCGTCTTACCAAGTGGAACCAAGCCAGAGCATTTGATGGCATTTCTTGCAGTCGCCAAACAGCACAACCTGAACCCATTGACGCGAGAGATTTACGCCTTTCCGGCAAAATCCGGTGGCATCAGCGTTGTGATGAGTGTCGATGGCTGGAACAAGATCATGAATCAGCATCCGCAGTTTGACGGAATCGAATTCAATCATGCAACAGATGAAAAAGGCCAAGTGGTGAGCGTCACCGCAACGATTTACCGGAAAGACCGTCAGCGACCAACCGTGGTGACTGAGTTCTTGAGCGAGTGCAACACCGGAAGCCAACCTTGGAAACAATACCCCAGCCGAATGCTTCGCCATGCTGCAATGAAACAGGCTATTCGACTAGCCTTTGGCCTATCGGGAATTACGCCAGAACCGGACGCACAGGAAGAAGAACCACCAGCACCAAAAGTTGTGAATCCTGAAGGCTCACAAACCTTCTTTCTGCTGAAAGAACAGTTTGAATCCTGCCAAACTCAAGAGGCACTTGAAGAGGCAAACAGTCTAGCCAACGCCTACGCCAAACGAGGTGACTTGAAAAAAGGCGAGGTAGACCGATTGAAATTGATTCAGAAACAGGTTGAGCAGGAAATCGCTCAAACCATGGCAACCGCAACTGAAGCCGCATAGGTTAAGATGGCAGGCAATCACTACGTTGTTCTAAATTACAAACTGCTCAAGGCTTGTCCAGACCCAGCGATTGCGGTTGTACTGGCAGAGCTTGCGAAGTGGGATGAGTTTTACCGCAAAGACCACCCGAACCGTTTGGAGTGGTTGCCTGTCGAATTTCACAATCAACCTGGCTGGTTTTACAAGACTGAAGACGAATGGGAAGAAATCGGAATCACGGCAAGAGTGCTTCGCAGAGCAAAGGCTTTTCTGAAGGAAAAAGGAATTCTTTCAGAGCAAATGAAAGGTTCACCTCCAAAGCTATGGTTTCGGCTGAATTCAGAAGCCTTGGAAGCCTTTCTTGCCCAACCATTACAATCGGTAAGGGTTACGAATCGTAAGGGTTACGAATCGTCACCTCCAAGGGTTACGAATCGTAAGGGTTCTATTAATAAGGAATCATTAAAAACAATCACTATAGACAATCCCCCTATATCCCCCCCAAAAGAATCACCGTCTGATTTCAAGATTTGGTGGAAGAGTTGGCTGGCGGCAATCAAGA